ACCTCACGACGGAGGAGGAGACGCTGCGTGACGAACTGCGTCGCTTCCATGTCGGGGTTCAAGGGGTTGTCGGAGTTGGCACGGGTCTGGTCACCAATGTCCTTGTGGAAGGCGAAAACGTCTGCCATGTAGACATCGGTGGTCAGGCCGTAGCCGGAGCCAGCGGAAGCGGTGCCGTCTGCACGACGCTGCGCCTCGTCACGGAACCAGTCGTCCTTCGTGTACTTGAAGTACAGGTTGGACTTCTTGTCCACGGGGACAACCGGGAACACCTTGTCGGCGATGAAGTTGTCCGTGTTTTGGAGGTAGGCAACCGAGATGTTGGTCAGGATTGCGTCGATGTGAACATTGTTCACGTTGGGCTGTGGCATTTTTCAGGTTCCTTTCTAAACCTAAGCCGCTCGACCAGCAGCGGAGCAGTTCACAGCGACGGTGATAATGTCGCCAGCCACTCCGCTAGTGATTGCGGTGCCGAGAATGTAGGAAAGTGCTGAACCGTTGGTTGCACCACCAGTCGACGCCGGGGCGATGGCGAGAGCCGCACCCGAAGCACTGACTGAAATCGCCTGACCGGCGGTGATGGTTCCACCAGCGAGAACCTTCGAGACACCCGAAACGGTGACCTCAGCCTCAGCGAGCGACTCGATGACACCGGAGGCGGCAGTGCGAGGGGTCGGCTGGTTCTGAAGGATACCGAGCGGGCGGTCTGCGGTGGTGCCGCAAATCGTGGCAACCGGACCACCGGCACCGAACGAAGCACTCGTGAACGACAGGGCTGCGGTCGTGCCGCTAGCGATGGTGTTCAGGGTGATCGAACCGGCAGCGGGGTTGATTGAGGTCACGACTGCGCCAAGGAGGCCGACAGCGTTCGTGGTCACGATGGAACCGGGCACCAAGCCAGCCGGGAAGGTGGCACCACCGGTGGTGAAGCCGGTCACAACTGCCGAGTTGCTAGCGATGGCGAGGCCGGAGCCAACCACGACGGACGATCCCAACTTGACGAAGCAGAACTGCGTCGCAGCGGTGAGGGTCGTGTCCGCAGTCAACGTCAACTTGACGGCATATGGATTTTGCTCGAAAGCCATTTTCTAGCGTCCCTTCTCTGAGAGGTAGGTGGAGTAGAGGTCGGGGTTCGCCTGAGCGACGGCCATGAGCGCAGCCTCGAACGATGGGGAGGTGCCGTTGGCAACTGCGGCCTTGGCGAGGTTCTCCATCTTGGAGTAAGCGTCGTTGGTCGGCGCAGGAGCGTCGGTTCCAACCTCAGTGAAAACTGCGTTCGTCTCAGCGACGGCGTTCGCACTGTCGAGAGCCTTCACGACCTCGTTAGCGAGAACAGCGTCAGCCTCGGAGAGACGACGGAGGGCGGGGCCAACGACCGTGGGGTCGATGGTCAGGTGCGACCACTGAGCGGCCTTCATGACGGCAGCCTCATCGGCACGAGCCTCACGCTCGGCAATGAGAGCCTGCTCGGAAGCCGCAGCCTTGCGAAGCGCAGCCTCGGCGTTGGCCGAAGCGTCGTCAAGCATCTTGCGGATGCTTGCAGGCATCGCCTTCAGGATTTCAGCCTCGCTCGCAGCCTCCGGGATGATGACGACCTCAGGGGTGGTCACCTCGGGGGTGAAAGACATAGTTTCCTCCTTGGAAACGGGGGTGGGGACTTCCAAAACGGCGGGAGCCGCTTCGGACGACTTGACGATTTCACCATCTTGGAAAACATTGGTGTAGGTGATCTCGATGGTCGAAGGCGTATCAAACGACTTCTCCACAACGGGGGCTTCCTCCAACGCTTCCTCGATGATTTCACCATCAGGTCGCAGTTCGTCAAGAACTGAGGTCACATCAGAGGGGGTGGCCGACTTCATGACTACCCAACCATCGTGGCGATGCGCCGGGTGATCTACACCCGACGTTTCCTTGATGTTCAGGCGAACCAACTTTCGGGCCACGCCATCTCCTCGCAACTTGCGCCAATAGCAGGTGCTATTGGTCTTGACTTCCACAAGCGTAAAGCGTGTTTTGGAAACGTCAAGTAATACAGCGTGGTCGCTGTGCGCTGCGGGGATTTTCCGGTTTAGAACACGGAGTAGTTGTCCTCGTTACACCGTTGCTGGAATGAGCACCAGCCACAGAGCACGGAGGGTTGAGCGGGGAAATGCGAGGTGGCATACGCCTTTTCGATGGCAGCCCACACCGCAGTCACACGCTTCTCGGCGGCAACAATGTCCGCTTGGGTCACTGCCTTTTCGATGACGGCACCGGTCTTGACGTAGAGCAGCCTGATCCGGCTCGGACGCTCGCCTAACACTTTTTCTGCGAGGTAGGCGTAAACCTGACTAGGTTGCAACGCCTTGGAGCGATACTGACCCTGCGGCACTTTGCCGGTCTTGTAGTCCACGATGCCGAGAGAGCCGTCGGCTTCACGGTCGAAGCGGTCGATGATGCCACGCAGTCCCCAGCCGCCCATGTCCCAGTCTAAACGACGTTCAGTGCCGACGAGGTTGATGCTCGGGGCATCTTCCATTTCGTGATAGGTGCGGATCAACTTCGTGATTTCGGCAGCGTATTTCTGCACGGCGATTTCGTCGAAGCCCAACTCCTCGACCACATCGGGGGTCATGAAGGTCGGATACATCTCACGGAAGGTTTGCAGGGTCACATCGAGGGTGCGATTTTCCTGCGGTTGGTCACGGAACACGGCTTCGAGGATGGCATGGAAGATCGTGCCTCGGTAAGCGTCCACGCCCTTCTTCTCGGGCAGCCTCTCCACGCTTACATACTGATACTGCCGTGGGCAAGTGATGAACTGGCTCACCCGACTAGGTGATACGCCGTCCGGCTTTTCGCCTAGATAAACAGGGGTGGAGGCCATCTACCCACCATAGCAGATGGGTGTGACGCTTACAGGGAAATCGGACCGTTGTAGCGTCGAGCCTTGCGAATGATGCGGTTCAACTTTTCAGCCAACTTCATTGCGGCATCTCGGTCACGGGCGAAGATGGAGAAATCCTGAATGGGGTAGATGACCCCGCCCATGTTTTCCTTGCGGATTACACGCAACTCACCCTCGGACTTTTGGTTCCCCCACACGACATACTCGTAGGGTCCGTCTTTTGCGCTCAGGGTGTTGAAGCCGCCGTCCTTCCAAACAAGACGGCGAGCCATCAGATAGAACCCTCGGCATACTGGACGAGGTGGGTCAGAGGCTCAACGCCTTCCAACTTGCGCTCAGCGTCGGCGATGCGAGCCTTCAGCGCACTATTTTCCACCTTCAGCAGCGCAAGAGCATCCGCTTGGTTCATCGCAGTATGGATCAAGGTGTGAATGTCCGCCGTGTTCGGCATTTCCACCGTAGCAAGATCGTGTGCGATCTTTTCCACAAGTTCGTTCAGGGTCATAGCAGTCCTTCCCATAGCAGGGTTGCCTAGCCATAGGTTAGCACACTCTAGTTGGGTTAGGGCATTTCACCCATGTATCGAGGGCAGGCTGCTTTATTGTTCCAGTCTGGGTAGTATTCGACGGCAGTGCGGCGGCAGCAATACAAGCACTCAATCAGGGCTTCTCCCGTGTCCACGAAATCACGATTTGTAATGCGCCAGTCGTGGTTGCAGATTTCGGGATCAACGCCGTTCACCACGATCAGGGTGCGGCGGTAGGGGTCACGCTGGATACGCCCCTTGATCTCCAACTCCAATAGGCAGTTGTGAACGGTTGCGGTGGATTTCACCCCAAGTGCCTTTTGGATATCTCGGATCGAGGGCGGAAAGTTGAGTTCTCGCCAATGCCAAGCGATGTAGCGACACACTTCATCGCCAATGCGGTCTGAGACGGCGGGCTGTGGCATAAAGCGATGATAACAGGTGCGAGAGGCTGCTATAGTGATTTCGCCTCGGTTCGGCGGACCGTCCGCCAAGCCCTATGAAGCCGAGGTGCAGCAAAGCAACACCTGTAGTTTCACCACAAAGCATTGACGAGGCGGCCTTTCCAACGGGTCGCCTCGTCGCTTTTGGTTAGAATGGCTCGATCATTTCCTTAGCCACTTGTTCGAGGAACTGCTGGCTGAACGCCTCCACATCGGGCTTTTCACCTTTGGTGTGCGCCCAGAGACGACCGACGGCTGTTTGGTAAGCCAAAGCGTAAAAGGCAAGTTCGCCCTTGACTTGTTCCAAATCATCGGTCAGGCAGACGATTTTCTGCCGCTGCTCATCGAGTTCATCGTCCAAGCGTTCGTTGAGGTGCTGGCAGGTGGCGAGGTAGCCCTCTAGGTTCTCGTTCTGACGGATCAGTTCCCGCTTCTTCATCGAAACGCCTCAGGGAGATGCTGATAGGTCGCAGGGATTTTCCCGCTGTATCCGGCTCCGTTGTATTCGTGCGTGAACTGGAAGCGGGCGGGGCAGTGCAGGCAGGTCACCCACACCTTAGAACTAACCGCCATGAGTTGCCACTTGTGCATCTTGCAGTCTTTGGCGTTTGTCGCCATGTGTCCTCCTTATGGATTTCACGACACTACACGATTACTACTGCAACCAGTCTTTCGGGCTGCCGAGGCGGACGACGTGGTAGCAGATTTCCTCGTCCTCATCCAAAAGTGCTTCCTCGGCGGGGCTGAGCGGCGGGCACGAGTGGAACGCACAATACTGATCGGTGCAGAACCCAGAGTCAATGCCGAGTTGCAGCCATTCCTCGAACGTCATTCGATTACCTCCACTTGGTAGAACATTGGATTTTCACCGTCATGCACGATGCGCTCCGCCAACCACGTACTACGAGGTGGTGGTTGTCGAGATACTCCGCTCGCTCCGCAGCGTTCATGCACCCTCCTTGGTCAGGTGACCCTAGGGTATCGCAGAACTAACGGGTGGTAAAGTCCAAAGGCCGAGGTTCTCGCATCGAAGAAGAGCCTCTGCTGGAACCGCTACACGGTTCTGGTCGCCGTTGTAGGAGATGCCTGCGTCCCAGAGGTCTGCTGCGTATCCTCCCCCTAGGAGACGAACCTTACTGAAATCCCTATTGGCGGGGTCTCCGCATAGCGGGGAGCACGCACAACTGTATGAGGTGGCGAGTTTCGACTCTGCCCAAAGAACGAGCCGGTTCACCTCGGCATCTTTGCGATCAACGGGCATCGACTTCGCAGTTCGCCGCCACTTGATTTCCACCTCCGTAGTTCCCCTCAGTGCGTCGGGGAGTTCGGAGGCGTAGCGGTTGTGCTGCCCTAGCGGCCAGACGGCGGCGTAGCAATAGGCTCCAATGATGCGACTCACGCCGATTTCCACCACCGCAGCGTGGATATTCGCTAGCAGGTTCGAGTCCATAAGGCGGGTTTTGTCGTAGGAGTGGCGGTCGGACTTCTCGATGTTCTCACTAGTGCGCCCTGTTCCCACTCGTTGCGCCAACTCATCCTCCCAAGGGAAGAGGGTGGTGGAACGCCCTGAGGCTTGTAGATCGCTCAGACCTGCCACGTGTCCTCCGGTGGTGTGCCGATGAAGGCGGGTGTGGCGGTTGTGACTCGGCACCACTGGTCTTGGGTGGCGAGGTGTAGCCAAACCGTTCCCGTCTTGCCGATACGAGTCCCGCAGTGCTCGCAGGTGGCTCGAACGGTGTCCATGTTGGGATGGAAGTTGAAGGTCATTTCACTACCTCTACCTCGTTGAACAGGGGGTTTGCGTCCTTGATACGGTGCTGTGCGATGTTTGCGTACTCGGGGTTGAGTTCACTGCCGACAAAGTTGCGCCCATTACGCAG